TGTAACCTATCAATTTCATACTTGAATGTTTTGATACTATCACAGATAGCATATGGCATGTTATCTACTTTCAGCTTGATAAATGTGTCGTTGTATACACAAACTTCAATATCGATGCCATTATATCTGAAAGTCACACAAGTATACTTGCTGTCTATTGAAACTTGAGGTTTAGTGTCTAGGTAATTCTTTTGTGTATTAATGTAGGAAGTGATGAGATGTGTGATATTTGTCATTATCAGGATACCGTGACATCTTCCATGCCGGCTGTGCGCAAGCGAACAATATGACCCAATTGCCATTGCTTGCTATCAAGACCCTTCATGATACCCAACCACTTGTTACGCAAAAGTGCTACCTCGTTGATTAGTACTTCAAAGTCAATAACTTCATCTTCGCCGTCAACATACTTTTCAGCATCACGGCTTGTCAATGCCCTATTATATCCTTCCAGATATTTCTGAAAGTATTTACGCCTTAGCTTGCGTAATTGTATGTTGAGATAATTCAATACCGCTTCAATCTCTTGTAGTTGATTGAATCTATGTTCTGTGATACCGGGTAGGTTTGAGATATTTTTCTCTACCTTTCCACCTACTCGGCAATCCCATTTTGCTTGCTCTAATTCTGATTCATAGTGTTGTATGAAATCAGGGATTACAGACAAATCAGTTGTGATTCTGGTATACCAGTTCATTCATCACCAATTATCGTCGTAATCCTCATCTTCTTCCTCTTCTTCGTATTCCTCTTCCTCATCCTCTTGTGATGCGATATATGCCTTGACAGCATCCATTACATAGGTGTCTCTACGAAACTCTGCCTTGATATCGCTTGCTTCATAATCATTTTGAATGAGAACATCAACGAGTGATTCAGCGGCATCTGGAAGAACCGTTTCATCAATTTCGCTTTTTAGTGCGCGCCATACTTCGTGTATAACAGTAATACTCATCTGTATTATTCCTCCACTACAGAATTTGTATTACTTATCTTTGTTTGACGATTTTGATATTCTGACATTACTTTGTCAAGACAACCATCTTCGTTGCTTTCCCAACCTTTGCGGAAGAATTTGATAACTTCACCGCTATCAGTTGTATAGACAAGACGATTACCTTCTTTCGTCAAAATATTTGCCTTCTCAAATAGATCAAGCAAACCACTGTATGGGTTCATGCCAGTCTCATATGGAATCTTGACCTGAACACTTTCAAATGGCTTTGCGTAACGAGTTTTCATGATTTTACAAGCAGCACGAATACCTCGCACATCAGTAATCTTGTTGCCATCATCATCTTCCTTGAGCTTGAGTTTCTTCATAGCGACAACGATACTGCTTGCGTAAACGAATCCTTGACCGCCGCTGATCTTATCATCTGGATCAAACATATCTTGTGAAGCATATGTGTGATTAGTTGCGACCAATCCTACGTTATGACTACCAAACATGTTGACACAGTTGCGAACAAGACTAGTCAATGCCTTAGGCTTGCGACCCATGTCGCCCTTCATGTCACCTGCTTCAAACTGATTGACATCAGTTGGAGTCAACAACATACCAAGACTGTCAATGATAAACAATACCTTCGGCTTGTCATCCGCCGGTAAAAGTTTATAATTTTTCATGAACTCACTAATAGTCTTAGCAACGTCATCAATCATCGCCATGTTCAACTTCAACAATTTATCTTCTGCGGTATCAACACCAAGTGCCTTCAACCAATCTTCATCAAGCGCATTTTCAGTATCAACCAATACAACAAAAATGCCTTGCTGTTGTGCGTGACGAACTAAGTTGCCAGAACAAATATATGATTTGCCTGAACCTGATTCACCTGCAAATACAGTTACCTTGCCTAGTGGGACTCCCTTGTTGAAGTCTCCACTAATAAGATAATTGAGAGCGTGGTTACCAGTACTGATCCAGTCAGTAGGATCATTGAAACCAATACTGAGACCTTCAATACTTTTGGTAATGTCTTTTCTAAATTTGCTAACATCAAAAGGTTTTCCCATGTTACTTTCTACCCTTCAACGTAACAACAATATCTTCACAATTGATAGACTTGAGCCAAGTATTCAAACGTGTGACAACAACATTGTTGTCTTTGGGGTTATCAAAATTGATATTACAGTCCATGACTGTATCACCGCTATCTGCTTCGCGGCTGCTATAATTGAGAGAAAAACTCTCATTGATTTTAATTTCATTGATTTTAATTGTTTTTGCCATAAATTCCTCTTATTTCAAAATATTTCTTTTAGCGATTCTATCATTGAATGCTATTTTGTCAAGCATATCAGGACAACTGTCCGCGATACGATCAAGTTCATAGTCATTTGGATAGTGTCTTAATGCACCACGCGCACGATCACGGACGATGCTCGGCACCCTAGGCGTCTTGCCAGGATCGCATAATTCCTCAAGTAATTTCTTACCCTGCTTTAGTGCGCGGTATCTTTCGTCTGGTAGTGTCATGGTAGTTTCCTCAGTTTAGGAGAAGGGAGAGATTACTCTCTCCCGAATACTATTAGGCCTTCTGTTGACGGGCACGGATCATCGCTAAAATGTCCTGTGCCTTATCGCTAGAAGTACTCTTAGGAACAACTACGGGTTCACTCTTTTGTTCAGATTCTTCGACATCATGTACGTCCCCATGACCATCCGCTACTACCTTTTTACTAGAAATAGTTAAGGTAGACGTTTCAGTTACATGAGGAGGAACTGATGCATTTGCAGGAGCTTCAAGTCCGTATGGACGATAGTATGCGCCCCACTTTTCGTTATCGTATGGCTTGCCGTCTACTGAAGCCTCAAACATCTCCTTGATAACACGGAGTTCTGATTCGCTGGGCTTCTTGGGCAAGAAGTCAGCAAGATTGAATAGACCATGTGCTTCGATAGCGGCCTGTTCTGCTTCAGTCAATGGACTTTCTTTACGTGCCCAGTTACTAGTTGAATAATCAGCATAACCACCCTTGCTAGTCTTTTTGACGTTGAAATCTGTACCGTTCAAGTAATCGGTTGGGATGTTTTCCATTTCAACATCCATCAAACTTGACTTGATGATTGTGAAAATTTGTGGGCTGATGACGAAACGACGAATAGGATTCGCTGGAGTCGTATCATTACCGATCGGGTTCTGACGAACGAAACCTTGGAATAGATAACTGCGCTTCTTCCAATACTTGTTAGCCATTTCTTTTAGAGTATCGTCTTTATACCATGGACGTACTTCAGCCAAGATAGGACAGTTGTCACCATACATCTCTACACACGGGACCTGTACAACTACTTGCTTTGCGTTAGGATCACCCTTGATGCCGTTGAATGGCAACTTGATGATTTGTCGCTCTACCCAGAAAAATGTATTAGAACTATTTGCGTCTGGAAGGAAACGAATAGTGGCAGTAGTGCCTTCTTCCATATTCCAGTGTGGGTAGATTGCGTTATCTGACTGGGTGCGTTGACCCTGACCTGACTTCTTACTTTCTTGTGCCGCGAGACGGGCACGGATATCTGCTAGACTTGCCATAGTATAATCTCCTTTGTTGTATGCCTAAGTTGAGCCTAAATGTGTTTTGTGTTAGTTGTCGGAGACAACTTGACACATACTGATATTATACAATAAAATCAATATGTGTCAATGTACTTATACTTGTTATGGACGTAAAAAATATATCTATTTGACCAAATTAAAAATTTATTCTTTCCAAATTAATTTTACTTCATCCCACAATGCTGAATCTTTCCAAATTAAATTTGGTTCATCCCATATATATGATTTGCCATCAGCAGGCATAGCTGTGGGAGCTGTCCATCTGCAGACTGATTCATCTAACACCCAACTATCATATGGCTTTGGGGAAATGAATGCATCGCGTGAAGCGTCATAGGTAAAATCTACGTCGGCAAAGTTAGCGCGTATCATGCCTAGTTGATGGGTTTGTTTCCAGTTACCACCATGCTGTGATACACAGTAAGCAATGCCTTTTGCTTCGCTTTCTACTCCGTTATCTAGTAATTCGCTGTCACTTATTTCAATGACCTGGATTACTTTATTATTTTCATCTAATTTTGCAAAATGTGCCATTTTTTTATTTTCCTGCTAGTTTTGTGATACGATCAAGTAACAACTTATGCTCATCATAATTTGTACTCTCGCTTGCACCTACTAATTTACCACGTAGATTTCTTTCATTCTTGCCTACTGGTTCTGTTGGTCCAAGTTGACCTGCGCGTTTTTGATTAGCATCTAAATCTTCTGATACTTCTTCATCTTCTTCGTTAAACTTATCTTTTACCCAAGCTCCTGCATTTTTTATACGACCAACAACAGGTTGACTATTATAGTTGTATCCATATTTTGAATAACCCATATCAGCCATTTGTTTGTCTGCTGCACCTTGTTGTGCTTTATAATTTGCTTTTGCTTGTGCAGGCGTGATTGCTAATTGTCTATCAACTTCAGCCTTTGATTCTGGGTCAAGAGCATCATATTGTTTTTTAAATTCTTCAGGATTGCGTTTTTGATCTGCTTGAAGTTTTCCGGGCATGTCTCTGTAATAAACTTTATTAAGGTCTCTTACTGCGCCGCCCATAGCAGGCATCATTCTATCAACACCTTTTGACAATAGTTTTGTAGCATCAATGTTACCTTCTTTGTCAGTAGATGCTTTGATATCTTTTTGCATGCCTTTGTCAACTGCATAATCTTTTGACATACTATCAAAATCTTGTTTTGGAATCTTGAGTTCGCCGCCCTGCTTTTGCATTTGTGCGCTTTGTTGGGCGGTATTTAAATTGTCAATATCTTCCGCCACGCCTCGCTTGTGATGTGCGTACAGTGCGTTGTCGGCATCTCGTCTACTGGTAAATTTTTGTGGACTTAATTTGTCACCATACTTAAATCCAAATTTTCCATCTGTATATTGAACTACTGAACCGACTGTTCCAGTTTTAAAATCATTTAAATTACTTATTTCTCTGTAACCTTCATCTTGTTCCTTGATTTTTTTATACTCACCTGCAGGAAGTTTATATGGCAAATTTTTAATTTTTGGTGTACCATCACTTGGTTTTATCTCATATGGAAGATTTTTAATTTTTGGTGTTCCATCATTTGGTTTTATTTTATATGGTAGTGTTTGCAAGCCAGGTAAACTAGATTCGCCTAAATTGTCATCAGTTTTGTCTCTTGCTGCTTGTTCTGCTTGTTTGCGATTTTGTGTGACGAACTTTACGCTCACACCTAAATAATCTGCTAAATCTTTATTGCTCATTTTTTCTATAGGAAGATCCGCTGATCCTTCTCCCATATAAGATTCGCGTTGTGGTGTAGCCATATATTTACCTAGATTGGCATCACTAACTCCTTTAGATTTTAACCACTCAACAGCCTTAGCATCTTCTTTTTGTCTATATTCTTGTTGTTTAGCCGCGAGCCTATCCATGTGTCTTTGCTGCAAGGGTGAAACTTGATTAGCATTATTAGTTGCAGGTGCCTGTACAGGAGTATTTTCATCTAAGTCACCAGCCTCTTTGATTCCATGATGTAAACCTTTTGCTTTTTTCTTTATTGAGGCTTTGGTTGCGCCGGGATAATAATAGCGAAAATCTTCATCTAGATCAAATGCGTCAAGATTTGACTTAACTGTATTTTGATTATGTTTTAGTGTTTCTGAACCCGGTGCTTCATCAAGCATTTTATCAGCAGGAACGGCTAATGATTTTGTTGTGTTATCAAGTTTAGTTTCATTAGTGATATTGAGTTTGTCCATCAATATCTGTGCAACGTCATCAGTTGCTACTTCATAGCCTTCATCATCCATTAAACTTTCATATTCATCAATGATGCTATAAATGTCGTTGCTGTTTAAACCTTTCTCACCTTTTAAACTTTGAAAAATAACTTCGGCTACTTCATTAGTGTCAGCCATTTTTTTTTGACTGACTTCCTCTGCTTCTGCATATCTTTCTTTTGGTCCAGGTATGTGTGGCTTTTTAGGTGGCTCTTTTTTTTCGGAATCTGGCTCAGATTTTGGCTCAGATTTTTGTTTTGGCACATATTGTATTTCACGTTTAGTGCTGAGAGGTTTTTTTACCTCTACTTCATCGTATTCATTTCCATCTTGGTCAATAAATCTGTGTTGTATAGTTTGTTCATTAGTTGGTGTAACATCTTCTGCACCACCTTCGCCTGCATTACCTGCTGTATCGCCATCAGTTTCTTCACTTGCTTCGCCGCCGTCGCCGCCTTCAATCAAACTTTGTGCCCATTTGTCTAATTCTTTAACTTCATTCATTTCGTTTAAGTTCTTTGATAAACGACTTAATATTGGTAATACGCTTTCAATACGTGGGTCTAATGTTTCTCTCACAAACAATTCGTTCAATGAATTTTCATCTGACTCTTCATTTAATACAGGTGTATAACTTTCAAAGTATTTTACATAACCTTTATGAGTAGTCATTCTACTTAATGTTTCGCGTAAGTTTTGATAATGCGAAACACCTTCATTGACCAAACGCTGTGCTGATTCGTTGAATTGACCGTTCTTTGTGGCACGGACGAATCCTGCCATCTTTGTGTATTCTTCTACAAGTGTGCTGATATGTTTTGCTTTATCATCATAAGGTGTACCACCTTCTGCGATATGGCGTGCAAATACTCTTGCTAGACCAGGACGATTGGTTGGAATCAAGAATCTTTCACCGTGTGCATTCTCTACGAAAATTCTTGCGATATTGCGAAAGCGTTGTTCACCCTCTTCAAGTTGACGAGTATGTTGAAGAATAATCTTTACAGTTGGAACATTATCGCTGTAACTTGATTTTTTACCTAGAGGATAATAACCCTCTTCTAGTTTTTCTTTCTCTTTCATAATCGTCCTCTTTTTCATATCATGCACTAATTGGCCTTTATTTGTTTTTAATTCAAAACCGGCACCTTTGTCACGTTTCCAACCACGTAAAAAATTAAAAAATGTTTCAAATTCTGGACTTTTCATTAATTTAGGATCTATCCAAAGTACTATGTTCTTTTTATCTTCAGCGCGATTCTTTTTGAGTTCTACCCCTATCCAACCCTGACCTGCTGATATACCGTTTTGGTCTTTTAACTCAAAACGAATCACATCACTTTTTTCAGGATTAGGTGTTTCTTTACCTGTGCTATCCAATCCTTTAGGATCGTAACCTCTACTTTCAAGCATATCATAGAGGTCTGACTTTAAACTTTCTAAACTTATGGCCATAGTAATATTTAGTCCAAAAGACCTAACTCAATACAGCAAAGAAGGGTAATGGCTGTATGATCTCATCGTGGTCACGCATTTGATTTCCTAGATCATAATGGAAATCAGTTAATTGATGTAACATACGAACAATCAATAATGTAGCCATGACCAGATCGTCTGTTTCTCCTATTTTAGCACTATAACTCCCGCCTAATGCTACAAAGTTTTTAAGTTCTGAAATTAGTGAGCGACTATGCAATTTCATCTTTTTACTTTCTAATAGCGTTTTAAATTTAGCACAAGCGGTCAATTTTACTTTATGTGTCGTATTAAATCCTTTACGTTTTTTACCAGGCTCACTAAAGAAAATACCCGGAATATTTGTCTCCCCGAATTCATTTAAGGAGATTAGGGCTGCTTCGCCGATACTGTTATTTTCTAAACTATAGTAAAGACTATTGGGATCTCCCGTGCATTCTACAATATACTTGTTGATATCGGCTAGTAGTTTAACCTGTTGAGGAATCTCTGTCTTATTATGCTTCCACTCACCTATCTGTGTAGTTGTATTTGCTTCAAATATTTGAATAGCTGCTGGATCACTACCTGTACCAAGACTTGGATCTAGTGCGACCACGTAGATGTTACCTTTCTCTGGTTTTTTATACCAGCGTACTTGACCCATACGATGTATAGGTTCTATACCTTCTAGTTGAATTAGAGTGTTAGGATTGATTAGTGTTTCGTCAGCTATAATGAACTCACAGCCGATTTCACGATTGAAACGATCAAGTCCCAACTGACTCTTCATCTCTTCAGCCCACTTCTCATCACGACCGGGCTGTTCGTTCCAATA